TGGCTTGAGCCGTCAAGGCTCCTCCACCATAACAGATTGGCCTATTACGGTAGCGGCTGGAGATGCACTCAATAAGCTTATTAATTATGACCCTGATCTTTCGGGATCGACTGTTGTTGTGGCTGAATACACTGGTAGTTCGGGCCTTGCGCAACTTAATACTCGTGATTTTGTTGCTATGTCGCTGACAGCACCCTCGGCAACCAAGGTTGGTCGTCTTACTCGTCATCTCACCAAGATCTCTTCTGGTTCTGTTGGTGCGGATCCAAGCAATGCCAGCTATAAGATTACCATGGTATTCGAAACTACTGGTTCGCAGGTTTTGGACGACGGTGGCGCAGTAGGCGGCGTTGGCCTTTTGAGCCTTGTTACGGGCTCGGATTATGGAATTGGATTCGCTATCTCCGACAACTTCGGTGGTACCCCATCTGCTGGTTCCGGTGAAGCTATTGGTGCCGTTCGTGCAACCACGAACTGGGGCCTTGAGGATACCGCCGCGATCCCAGAGATCGACATCAAGGTTGACTCCGTTAGCGTGACCGCTATCACCAAGAAGCTTAAGGCTAAGTGGACGCCTGAGTTGGGACAGGATTTGAATGCCTATCACAACTTGGATGCTGAAGTTGAGCTTACGAGTATCTTGAGTGAGCAGATCGCTCTCGAAATTGATCGTGAGATTCTTGAGGATCTTGTCAAGGGTGCAACGGCTGGTACGCAATACTGGTCACGCTCCCCTGGTCTGTTCGTAAATCGTACTACTGGTTCGGAAATTGGTGCTTCGGCATCTGCCCCCGACTTCACCGGTACGGTCAGCGAATGGTATGAGACTCTTATTGAGACCATCAACGACGTAAGCGCTCAGATTCATCGCAAGACTCTGCGTGGTGGGGCCAACTTCGTCGTCTGCGGACCCGAAGTTGCAAACATCCTTGAGTTTACCGCTGGATTCCGTGCAAGCGTTACGGGCGATCAAGACAAGGGTACCATCGGGGCTGTGAACGTTGGTTCTCTCTCCAAGAAGTTCGACGTATTCGTCGATCCTTACTTCATGCGGAATCTTATTCTCATCGGTCGTAAGGGTTCTAGCTTCCTTGAGAGCGGATACGTTTATGCTCCTTACGTCCCGCTACAGGTCACGCCGACCATCTTTGGCGTCGAAGACTTCGTGCCCCGGAAGGGAGTCATGACTCGATATGCCAAGAAGATGGTCCGTCCTGATATGTATGGACTGGTTGTCGTTCGCGGTCTGTTGGGTGAGTCTGGAGGCTGATAATAGCATTCATTCTTAAGCAATGACAAATACGCCCCCGCCTTCTGAAGAAGGCGGGGCTTTTTGCTTTAAGAGAACTATTTACTGTAAAGGAGTTTCTAAATGGGAAAGAAGCGAAGAATGATAGCACGTCCCCAAAAGTATGGGGCAAAATATGCCAAGCATCCGGCACTGAGTGGTGCCTCTGAGGAAGAGACGCCTGCTGTACAACCAAAGGTCGATCCAGTTGTTGAAACACCTGTCTTAAAGTTGGCCGAGGAGGCTATTGAGAAGCCCAAAGCCGCAAAGAAAAAGGCTACAGCCAAAAAGGCTACAGCCAAAAAGGCACCAGCCAAAAAGGTATCGAAGCCACGAAAGACAACTTCTAAGAAGTGAAGCACTTTTGTCTCATGGGAGACTAATTACATTGATAGGAGATCCCATGTATGGCTATTCCAAAGTTAAGCCCAGCTAGTCAGACTAGCGCAATTGTTCTGCCATCGACGGGTTCCACCCTCGATGTGCCCTCTGCATGCCCTTTGGGTATTTATACAGGCTCCAATGACTTTTTGTCAGGAGCTTCTGATCAAGTATCTTACACCTATCAGAAATTCGGTGGGGATGTCTTAGACCTTGAAGTAACCTCTGGCTCGGTTTATGCCAATTATGAAGAGGCTTGTCTGGAATACTCATATATTTTAAACACACACCAGGCCAAAAACATGCTTGGAAGCGTCCTTGGACAGGCTACAGCCAGCTTCGACCATAACGGCATCATGACTGGGGGCGAAACTTTAAGTGGTAGCCAGGTTGAGTTGAAATATCCTCGTTTTGAGCTTCGATATGGACATCGGGTTGGTGACGGGGCGTCACTGGAAGCTGGATTTGGAGGCAATCAAAACCAATATTCTGCTTCCGTGGCACTCACCGCAGGCGTTCAGGATTATGACCTTCAAAGCATTATTTCAGGCTCCTCTGCCATATCAGATTCCGGCTATTCCTACCAGCTTGAGGTGGGCAATAAAAAATTAAATATCACCAGGGTCTTTTATAAGACTCCTCAATCAATGTGGAGATTCTTTGGATATTACGGTGGCCTGAACGTCGTTGGTAATGGTTCCATTTATGGGTATGGCCAATATACTGATGACTCCACTTTTGAGATTGTTCCGGTGTGGCAGAACAAGATGCAAGCTATGGCTTATGAAGACCACTTGTATACGCGGCTCTCACACTATTCCTATGAAATCCACAACAACAAACTCAGGTTGTTTCCTGAGCCTGATGCCCAAATCGTGAAAAATCTTTGGGTTACATTCACGATTGAAAACGAATTGAACAATTGGGAAGAATATAGTGATAAGGATATCGGTTCAAAGGGTATCAATAATATGAATACACTGCCTTTTACAAATATTCCTTATAGTTCCATTAACTCCATAGGCAAGCAGTGGATCCGGCGATTTGCACTGGCCCTGACCAAGGAGACGCTGGGACAAGTACGCAGTAAATTTGGGAGCATCCCCATCCCAGGTGAAACGGTAAACTTAAATGGAGCAGACCTGATCACACAAGCCAAGGATGAGCAAGAAAAGCTGAGAGAAGAACTCAAAACGGTGCTTGATGAATTGACTTACTCCAAGTTGGCAGAACAGGATGCAGGAGTAATGAGTAATGTCAACACGGCTCAGAAATTTGTGCCATTACTAATTTATCAGGGGTAATGAAAAATGTCTACCGACAACAAATGGCAACAACCAGCGCAGCCTCCTCCTCCCCTCTTTACAGGCAAGAAGGAAAGAGACCTTGTTAAGCAGGTTAACGATGAATTAATCGAGAGGGTAATAGGGCAAAGTATAATTTATTATCCCATCGATGTGGGCAGAACAAACTTTCACCCTCTTTATGGTGAGGCCATCGTAAAGACGTTTCTCCCCCCTATCAGGGTGATGGCTCTTGTGGAAATGGTGGACTATGAGACCATCTATACCGACAACGTTGGCGTTGATTTCGATGCAAATATTACGATTCACTTCCATCGTAGACGTTTAACAGAAGATCAAGATTTATTTGTCCGTCAAGGGGACTTTGTGCTTTATGGCGATATTTACTATGAGATCGCCAATTTATCTGAATCTCGGCTCTTTGGTCAAATAGAACATCGGATGGAGATAGCGGCTCGTTGCACAGCAGTGAGGGAGGGAACATTCAATGCCAGGTGATAGTACCAAGGTTGGAGAAAAGAACTCCGCTGTTCGTGAAATGACGATGATGCCCTCAACCATTGAGACAATTGATCATTCGCTCCATGACTGGCTTAACGAAGAAGTGAATCCGTTTGCAACCACCAATGGCGGTTGGGAAAAAGTGGATATTCGGTGGGTTAGTGGCGAGAGAAGCTGGCAGGTAAAGGCCGACAGAGATATCAGAGACAATAGCAGTCGGATTATTCTGCCCATGATTACAATGCACAGGACAGGGATGCAGAAAGACCCGTCAATGAAGGGGGTTGCCTGGGCTCACATCCCTTCAGACAGTGATGCTAAAGGTGGCGCAAGAACGTTGACCGTCTCCCGAAGAATTGAGCCCGTGAAGACAGCCAAATTTGCGAATGCCACAGCAAACCGACTCTATAAGCAGCAAACCTTTCCTTTCGACAATAAACGGGTGGTCTATCAGACCAAGACTTTTTCGATACCGGTATATGTGGTCGCCAATTACACCATTTCAATACGAACCGAATACGTGCAACAGATGAATGAAATTGTGCAACCGTTCTTGACACGCACAGGCCAAATTAACAACTTCTTTATGCTGCGAGATGGACACCGATTTGAGGGGTTCATTCAGAATGATTTATCTGACAACAGCAACGCTGTTAATATGGGCGATGACAGTAGATACTATCTCAACACTTTTGATATCAAGGTTCTTGGTTATCTCATCGGTGGAGGTAAGAATGACGAGAAGCCTAGAGTTACAATTAGAGAAAATGCTGTTGAGGTCAGAATTCCTCGTGAACGTGTGATCTTTGGTGACATCAACGAGTATTTAAAGAAGGGTTTTTATAGAGACTAAGAGAGTTTCGCTTTTCAATACACTATTTATTATCGTAAAATATAAATCTTCAAAACGATTTACAGGAGACTAACAAGTATGTCAGACGTAAGAAAATTTAAGTTCGTTTCGCCAGGTATCTTTTTGCGCGAAGTAGACAACTCACAGCTTCCTGCTGTAGCCCCCGAAGTTGGACCTGTTGTTATCGGTAAGGCGCGACAGGGACCGGCAATGCGCCCCCATACAGTACAATCTTTCAGCGAGTTTGTGGATGTTTTTGGAGCCCCTCTTGCTGGCGGTGGTGGTGGAGATTACTTCCGTGATGGCAACATTTCTGCTCCCACCTATGGCGCTTATGCGGCTCAAGCCTATCTGGATGCTCAGGTTGGACCTGTAACATATGTCCGCATGCTCGGTGATGCACACCCTAATAATGATGCCACTACGGCTGGTATGGGTGGCTGGCATACAGAGGTGGAATTTACACAAGGCGGCCAAGCTCTTAAGTTTCAAAAAGGCGGCGCTTACGGCCTCTTTATTTGTCCCTCTGCATCTACGGGTGCTGCAATGGGAACTGGCTCGTTGGCAGCCATTTGGTATTGTAATAGTGGATCATCTATGATTCTTTCTGGCAATGCACGGAGTTCTGGTAACAGCGCTGGTGGCAATACGCCCTTACCGGCTTCGGGCTCTTGTCTTGTGGTTGAGTCAGATTCATCGCTCGGCTTTACTGCCATAGTGCTTGATAGCTTAGGGGCTAAAGCTCGTAGAACCACATTTAACTTTAATCGTAATAGTGGGCAGTACATTCGAACGGCATTTAATACAAACCCAACATTTACAAACAGTGTCATTACCGATCAGAGTAATCTTTCTGAGGCGCAAAACCTCTACTGGCTCGGAGAGACTTATGAATCTCACCTTTTTGAAAAGCTCGGCAGCAATAGCGGAACAGTTTATGGATTCATTGCGGCTGTTAACTCTGGTAGTCTCTCCTCCACGAGCGCTGGTTCCAATCAATGGGCAGATCGACAGACGAAGTACATTAATCCAAGAACTGGATGGTTCTTCTCTCAAGACTTGACAACCGACACTGCATCTTACGACGCAACCAATATGACTAAGCTATTTTGTTTACATGCCAGGGATCAAGGAGAGTCTGCCCAAGAACAATACAAGGTTTCTATTCAGGATATCAAGGCTTCCACCAATGATTTTAATAATTATGGATCCTTTACGGTTGTTATTCGAGCAGCTTGGGATTCGGATGCAAAGCCTGTAATCATTGAAAGGTATTCAGAATGTAACCTTGATCCACAATCGCCGAATTATGTTGCCAGAAAGATTGGTGATAGGTACTTGGTGTGGGATTATGAGGATGCACGGATGAGGGAGTATGGCGAATTTGCCAATAAATCTGAAATTGTCCGCATCGAAGTGAATCCAAATCTCAATGCAGCGGACACTCGACTGCTTCCGTTCGGTGTGTTCGGGCCTCCCCGCCCACCTGGTTTCAATCTTATTTCTGGATCTGGGCCTCAAACAGCCGGTTAT